AAATTTTTTTTAGAATAGAGTTAAAGAAATACTACGCCAATCTGTGATGCATATTTTAGAAAACTCTAGATTAAATATATCATATTCTGGAATAAAGTCAATACAAATTCCACAAATAAACGTGTCTAAATCACCTTTTTCTAATGCTTCTAAATATTTGATATGTTTTGAGTTTACTAGACCATAATTCTCACTTGCAATGTTCATGTCATGACGTTGAGGATTTTTTAAATAGATTCCTGAATGCCTATGCCCCTCTGGCCGCAAAACAGACTTATCTGTTTGTACGTATAACAAAGGATTTACTTTTTTAAGTTTATTTTAAAAGTCCCCAATAAGCATTGCTTTTTGCCTCGCCGGTACTAACGTAAACATCGGTTGAAAAGGGGGTGAATATTTCCACCCCCTCCCCATATTATTTTAACCCTGAAGCAGCCAAAATACGTACAACGCGTTTTGAACTAGCATCTAGATATTTTGCAACAAATCCATGGATTTTGTATCCAACAGTTGCATACTGGTCTAGAGGATCAACACCACCAGCAGAACCATGTTTTTTAATGATCATTTTCATGGCATCGCTGTTTAGCTCTACTACTCCAAATGCTTCTTCTCCGACAACAAAAGAAGAGCAAATATCTTTGCTCGAAGCTCCTTGTCCAACTTGAGTTGGCATTTTATCGGATACTAGGAAGCGCATTCCGTACATACGACCAATTTCACCATTCATGAGAGGTCGTTTGTCGGTGTATTTGTTAATATCCAAGAAAGAACCACTATTAGTATCAACTAATAGATCATATTCAGATCGTGGATGAAGAACAGCAACATATTCACCGGATTCATGTGGTCCGATATAATCAGCTTTTTGGTTGATCATAGCTCGGATAAGATCCAAATGACTTAATGCAGCGGTAACAGCACCAGGAGATGCAGCACTTCCAGAGAATTGAGAAGCAGCATTGTTTCTGAGTTCATCAACAATAAGTTCTTCAATCGTTTTAGAAGCAGCAATACCAAAACGCTCTGCCAAATTATCAATAACAGGATCAATTGCGGTATCTGACAAAAGATCAGACACACGTGTGTATTGACCATATTGTTTAATAGTTGCAGACACGTTTGAGGTTTTGAAAGAAACTGCATCAGGCAGTGTTCCTTCGGTTAATTCAGAACCAGCACTGGTAATTACTGCTGAAGCAGCATTAATTACGTTTCCAGTTCCGACAGCGTCATATCTTAGCCACTTAACTTCTTTGCCACTTCCTTTTGGTAATCTTTGTTTTTTTCCAAGAGGTTGTAGGACCAAACGAGGTTCCAGTGTGCTAAGGAGTTTTTTCTCATAATACAAGTGCAGATTCTTCTGCCCTTGATTTGAATCGGTTGTTGAGCCGATTTGATTTAATACGGTAGCCATTGTTTACTCCAATTAATCGTCAGATCTTCCTAATGCTTTGCGCATATCTTCTAAGGATAGTTCAGCAAAATTAACTTGCTTATCTCCTTGGGAAACGGAGGATTCTGACTGAGCACGTTGTTTTTCAGATCGCACAGAAAGACCATCTTTCTGAGCACGCGCAGCAGCTTCGCTCGTATAATGATCGATATTTAAACCTTTAGACATTAAATCTAAAGCTTTTAAAACCTTAACAGAGTTAACATGTTCTGGTTTTACAATATCTGACAATTCAGCAGCTAACTGTTGCATGATTGGTTCTCGTCTAGCATAGTCAGGATTATTCCGTTTCTGTGTATTGTAGTATTCAACAGCTTCTGCTTGCATTTGTGCAAGAGTCTGTTTTTTAAGTTTGTTAGACACAGAACTGTTAAGTTCTTTAAGAGCAGCTTTAATTGCTTCTTTTGGGTCTTCTTCAAACTTAGCTTCAAATACAGAAACAGGGTCCGTTTCTTCTTCTGCTTGGATTTGAACCTGTCGAGGTGCTTGAACTTGATGTTGTTGGGTAGCATATATGCTCTCAACTTGTTTATATCGCGTTTCAAGTTCCTCTTTGTCTTTTCGAGTAGAACCTAATTCGCTTGCAAGTCGTCCACGTTCTTTTTCAAGCTCTTTATAAGCTTGAATAATATCCATTGGACTTTTACCCACAAATTTTTGCGGGATTAGGTTTACGTCTTCAACTGCTTCAGATTGTCCTTGAGTAGACAACTCAGGGGTCTGTTGCTCAGTTGTGGCCTGAGCATTGCTTTCTTGCGAGGTCGCCTGTTGATTTGCGATTGTCTCGTTTGCCATGTTTTCCTCCTACAGTTTAGCCCTCTTTAGGGGACTGGTTTTGTTCAGCCAAAGCCCTACCTTCTGCGATTTTGTAATCAACATAAGTTAGAACATTTTGGTAAGCTTTAATGGCCTCTTGGAGGCGTCTAATCTTTTCAAGATCTTGCTCATAAGCAAGTTTTTCTTTTAAATCTGTGCATGTAACTTTAAGTAAATTTTCTACAGCTTTCCAGCCATCTGATCTAAGCATGGCTTCTAAAGCCCTGCCTTCTTCAATTATGCGCGTTACTTCATTATCTATTACTTCTTCTTTAGAAGTAAACTCGCCCGTTTCAGGCATCCATAACTTTAAATTTTCATGTTCGTATAGCATGGTTTATTGTAACCCTAATCCGGTTAAAATGTCAAGTGTTGGTTGCTGATTTAATTGTGGTTGACCTGCTGCAGGCTGCGGAGCTGCGGCTCCTTGCTGCGAATTAATAGCCTGTTGGGCGGCCAACTGCTGCATTTGCATCATTTGGCGCTCTTCTGGGCTATTTACAAAGCGTTTAACTTGTCTGCCTAGGAGGGGGCGTAATAGGGCTTCTAACAAAACCTCAGTTTTAACCGTTCCAGGTTGAGAATTTTCAACGGCCTGCAATATCTGGGAGACCGTTTGTATCTTTTGAAATTGCCCCTCCGGTCCCCCATTTTCTAAGGCTGTTTCTACAACAAAATCGAAAGACCGGAAGAACGCATCCGATGGCAATTGCGTGAATGGGTTAGGCGAGTTAGGATCAGATACTCGAACCCAGTGATCCTCGGTCACGAATTGCCGGTTTGTCATAAGCATTATTTGTGCGACACGTTTAAAATACATTTCTGATAAAGTTCTAGCTTTAAGACTGATTCTAGAACTTGCAAAACTTTGAATAAAATTAACGCCCGTTGCAGAACGGCCAAATTGTTTTCCAAGGTTACTTGCAATAGGGGCAGCATTTACTAGTGCCGTTGCATTTTGTATGTCCCCTTGGATAAAAGCCATTTCTTCTCTAGAACCGATTGATGGGTCCATGGGTGGAAGAGGTTTAATGCCATTAATATCATTGGTCCAAATTACCCCGTTTGGTCTTGAGAATAGGCTTTTTGTGTTAATACCAGCAGCCCGGTCTGCAATCCACATAGGATTTACTGATAAATTAATATTGTCAAGTCTAGCATTACGTAAAGTATTAGCTTCTTTAATAAGAGACCGTACTGCTAATAGTTCTGGAATACCATAAAATTCTGTTTCTCTTGAGTAGTTGGGGCAGGCTACAAACGGCTTAAACTTGTAGTCATAGAAGTTTTCTTCCATGCGTAGAACTACGTCTCCGTTTGCAATGACAATCAAATACTCTTTAAATTCACCGTTCTTTTTAGGATCAAATAAACCCCAATATTCCCAAACTTCTACTTCACCTTCGTCTTTAATACCTTCTACGTTATCGTTTAGCTTATCAAATTGGGCTTTATACTCATCTGAGTAATATGGTTTAGCCCAAGCTGCATTACCTTTGCTTTGAAGGCTGACCTCGATTTCGTCTACGTTTTTGTAGTTGTTATTTTGACGTAACGCGGTAATAGTTTTGTAGGTACGATGTACGCATCCGCGCATAGCAGCAACATCGCCTGGACGTTTTACGGTCCAGTCTGGGAAGAAATCATAGATAGGAACAATTTCAAGGTCTGGCCCATCAAATAGAACTTCAACCGCTGGCTGCTTTATAGAGATTGGCAAGCCAGTAATTGGGTCCATTTGGGTTACGCGTCTTAGCGTTTCCAATTCTTTATATCGATAAGGTACTTTTGCAATAGCTGTGCCGTCTAAAAGCATGGCTTTTACAAAGTTTGCAGTTTTGCTTTGAAAACCCATTTCTTCAAATTGGTGGTGGTGAAAATCTGTCATTGGATCTTCCCACATAGCATCTTGATAGTCTTGACCTTTAAATTGTATAACACTACCCCCTCTAAAGAAAGCATCTACAATTTGTGGTACTTGGGTTTCAATGATAGTAAAGCCAAATGGAAGTTTAAGATTAGCCCGTTGAACTATAGAACGCCCTGCAGGACTCCAATTTTCGTAGAGTTCTCTAGATTTTCTAGCAATTTCTAGATGAGGTTCGCGGTATTCTTTGCTGTTAAGCATAAATGCTCTAACAACACGAACAGCATGCTTTTCTATATCACGTTCTGGGACTTCTTTCTCATCCCGCTCAAATGGATTTTTCATTGTTTACCCAATAATAAAGCCAGTGTCAGGATCAATACTTAATTCTAGAATCTCATTCATTCCAGATTCAGTATTATGATCCCAGTCACGAGCCGAATGCATTTCTTCTGTCAAGGCTGCTGCCATAACAAGATCGTCATGGGCATCAGAAGAGGCTTCACGTTTTACCGTACTGCCACTCTTGCTAGAAATTTGCACAAAGGTTGACATTTCTGCAATTAAATCTGCATCTAAAACAATAACTTTGCCTTCTTTAGCTGCAGTTTTTAACTTTTCGGTTATCAAAATCTTACTTTGATTTGTAGTAACAAAACCAATTTTTTTAGTTGGTTTGTTAGTCATTTCATCAATAGTTGATCGTTTATAAAGATTGCGATAACCTAATTCTTTAAGCACATGTATTACTACATGACCATGATTATTTGACTCTACACACATCCAAGCATTATTATAAAACTTTGCTAGTTTGTAAAGTTCTTTTGCAAAATCGTCAGGTGTCAAGTCACCCCAAATACGGGCAACTAATTTACCGGTTTTAGTATCTTTTACGTAGGCAGCCCCGTTATCTTGTCCGACACCACCACTTGGATCAGCTCCAATTACGTATACTCTTGCCGGTTCTGGTTCTTCCCAGATACTGACACATCCTTTGGCGTCTTCATGAATCTCTAAGACATTACCATGACTAATGAGATGCCCTATAAATACTGGTGGCCTTGTATTTCTGTCTTGCATTTTTAAAATGCTACTTGAGAACACATTGGCATCGCCAGTTAAAAAACAGTCCAAGTCATTTGTTGGGTATTCGTTTTCAAATGACTCTTCATCACCACCGCATTTGGCTTCAATGCAATATCTACGCCAAAATATGTGGTTTTTAGTAATCTTATTTGGGTATGATTCTAATAAAGTTAATTCTTTAGAATTTAAAACACCATCCTTAGGAAACTCCCATTCATCTAAGTTTTCTGGATAGTATTTATACCAGGGTACAAAAAATCCTTTGTAAGGGGCAGCTCGTTTATTGTTGCGCCACGACTGCCATAATCTGTAAAACTCTCCCGATCGCCCAGCCGCGGTAGACTCTAGTGTTATTTCGCCATTATCTGGCACACCATTTAATGAGCCTACAAGCCTGTCTTTTTCAAGGCGCGATGCTTCTGATACGTGCATAAAATGAATTGTTTTACCACGGAAATCGTGAAGCACCAGAATTGAGGATTCTAACGGACGGCCAAGACCGTCAGTTGCAAATGACAACGACGTAGAAGAATCGCTCTTTTCTTCTGGTTTATACATATGGCCCCAATCACGTAAAAACCAGTTATAACAAAATTTTGTAATGTCGTTAAAAATTGTTTTAACAACTTGTAATTTATGGCATAGAACGCCGGTACGCATGTTGCTTTCCCATAAGGCGTAATCTAATGCCAGAATACAGTTTAAAGTTGTAAAGCCAACTTGGCGACATTTGAGGATAATGTTTCGCTTACTTTTTGACTT